GCTGTGCCGCGTCATCTGTTGCGTCATACGCTGTTGAATCTGCTCTTGTCACATGAAGCTGAGATGTGGGATCGGAATTACCTATACCCACCTCACCATCATTATTTATTCTTACTCTTGGTGAGGAATTTGTACTAAATTCCATATTATTAGTTGCGTCATAAGTAATTCTTCCAGCGTCAGTATCAGCGGCATCACCTAGATCAAGAACAGCAGTGCTTCCATTAGCTGAAGTTATTTTTACGATACAATCACCAGTACTTGTAAAACTACTTGCGCCACCTACAACTGCAACACCATTTGAACTAAATTGCGCTCTTGATGTACCTCCTGTTGAAATATCTAATAGGTCAGTACCTCCTCTGAATATACCTGTGTTTAAATCTGTTCTAAATGCTATAGCAGGGGTACTCGCGCTTCCATCTTCCATTGTTAAAGTACCATCCAACTGAAGCAACTCTATCCATGCGTCATTTGCAGAATTTCGTATTTTTAAAAGTCCAGCAGTAGTATCAGCCCAAAACATATAGGCTGCTGTAGTAGAGGGAGAACTAGAAGAACTATTATTTGTTAATATTGCCTGTAATACATTATTTAAATCCGCTCGAACTGCGGCACCAGTTCCGTTTGCTATATCATAATCATGTGTTGCCATTTTAAAACACTATTTAAATTTATTCATAGTATAGATGAAATTAAGTGCTACGTCCAAATCCTATTGCAGTATATTTGAAACTTAAATCTTTGAAATTATTACTGCTGTCTCTTGTTTCAATTACAAATTGCGAACCAGTAACACTTGTAATTTTAAAATAATCACCCGATACAGCACCTTCTAACGTAATTCCGACAGAAGGTAAAAATGCAGTTGTTGAGCCTCCAAGAACAGAAGTACCCGTAAAAAATGCGGTTGAAAAACTGACTGTTTTTGCTGCGTTGTTAGTTGCACAAGCACTTGCAATCGCTGTGTTTACTGTTTCAATCCTACGTTTTACACTTGCTTCATATCCAAGTTGTGTCACTTTAATATTTTGTGCGGGGTCGCCTGATGTTAATTCACATTTAAATTTGTATCCCCTTGCTTTATATTCTCCATTAACAAAAAGGTTAAATCTTGTGAAATTTGCCCCATAACTACAAGAAGTGCCACTTGATATCGTTGCAGATGTTGTAGAAGTTACTGTAAAACTATTTGTAGCAACTGTTTGTATTTCATAATTACCATCAGTTGCGCCACCAGCAGCAAAATCTATTACAACAAAATCACCAACAGCATATCCATGGGAAGTCTTAGTGACAGTAATAGTTGTTCCACTTTGTTCATAGGTTGCTGAAACTGAAGTAGTAGGGTCTAAATCAGTTGTGGCAACTAACAATTTTGCATTAACATCTTGACTTACCAATCCATCGAAATCTGTCCAGATATCAAGATTACCTGTTCTATCATCAAACAAAGTATTAGTTAATGAAGATTCTGTAAGTATCCTTCTTTTCAAAGTTAAATTAAATTTTGCACCCATATCAATAGGACTCAAAAATTCATAAGAACCAGATGAAGCAACTGGCCCTGATGCACTATCACCTTGATCATCAAAATTAGAAATATTATCAAAATCAGTAACTTTATCAATAAGAATTGCACCTGTAAGAACTAATGCACTTAGATCGCTACTAAAAAACGTAGAAACTTTTGCACCTTGAAATGCTGGTGAATCTTGATCCTCTCTTTCAGTAAAGACTACTTGATGTGGTTGTGGGTCTGGTTCTGTGACTACAACTTTGGCTGCATTTGTTGATACTCTTCCTCCATCATCTCTAAATTTTATTGAGTATGTACCAGTTAAAGCAGGCACTAAAGTTTCGCTAATATTTCCAGAAAGCTTTGGGATTATTTCTGTTGAATTTGCAAATGTAGCATCACTTCCTGTTTCTGGTGTATGCCTGACTATTACGTTTCCACCATGGGTCACATCAACTGAAGTTGAGGGGTCAAATCTCAATCTAACAAATTCTTCTGAAACAGGTTCTACTGTCAAATTTGTTGGATCTTCTGGCACTTCTGTTTTACCAACAGCCGTAAAACTAAACGTAGAAGTAGAAGAACTTAGTTTACCTAACGTATTAAATGATTTTACAGCAAATTTATAAGTACCAAGCCTTGATTCAAACAACTCAAAACTTGGCCTTGAAACTCTTAAACGTTCAGGATTATCATTTTCAAATTGAAATTCAAATAAGTATTCTTTTACGCCTTGCTCTGGTTGCCATGATACAAATATTTTTGAAACTGCTCTATTATTTAAAACAACTATTTGTTCTGTTGCCGTTAAGTTACTTGGTGATGGTTTTTCATCTAATAAAGTTGTTATTGTTCTTGGGTTTGCAGGAACGGAGGCGTCTTCTACCTGTGCATATTTATTTGTATCGTGAATAATTGCTGAAATATTATATTCACAATGATTTGTCTCCTCTATTCCAAGGACTCTATATGTCTGAAACTCAACTGTAGTGTTTTCTATCGCCCAAATAGAGTTTGCTTGTGGTGATGTAGAAAATGCAGAAGATACAGTAATTGTTGTTTCAGAAATTGATGAAATGCTACGGCTTTCAGTTGAACCATCAGGCATGATAACAGAAAGAGTTGCAGAATTTTCTGCTGTCAAATCAGTATTGTTTGCATCGTCTACAACAATAGTTGTTGAATTAGTTACAGATTTTATACGACCACCTCTGCGAACACCAGCCCTCAAACTATCTGCAATACCTATAATCATTGAAGGTCTTACAACTACACCAGCTTCGAGAGTTGCTTTGAAAGAACAAAGCTCCGATTCTTTTAAATTTGTGTACAAAAACCATCTTGCAAGTCGATTAGCCTGACCTCTTGACGTACAGGCAAAAGATTTTAAAGTTTTTCTAATTTTTCCAAATTTTGCTGTATAACCTGATAAAGCAGTTATTTCATCTGCACTTACATATTCAAAATTCAAAGTCTGCGTATCATTATCAAAATATGAAACCTCAACTTCAGTAAATTTTGTTTTCTGGCCTACACCTGTATATGTAAAACCTTGTTCACTGACATTAGCATTTGTAAATATATATTGAGCGTCAGATGTATTTGTTGCAGTATCAGTAGGTCTATCCTGAGATAGGGTAAGGGAGCCTACACTGTAAAAAGGCATCGCTCTCATAACAGAACATAAATCATTAATCAAGGAATAGGCATCATTTTTTTGATTCAGAATTACATTACAACTAAATCTTGGTTCTGTTGTTTCTGTTATGGGATCTGTAATTAATTGGCTGTTATATGCACTTGCAGAATAGAAACTAAAAACATCTAAAGTATCTGCATCAATAACACCATCTGTACCACCAAAACCTTTATCTGTTGTCAATATGTCATATAAAATCCATGCGGGGTCAGAGCACCATTCCTTGTCTGTTTTAAAAGTACCATTAAATGTATAATCTGCTGGATATATAACTCTTCCATTATTTGAATCAATAGTCGTTCCGTGCGGCACTTTTATCTTGGTTCCCTTGAGCCTATATGACCGCTTTGGATAGGATTGAAATTCTTGTGCGTTAAATCTTATTCCAACATAAGCAAAACCTTGATAAGCACTTGTATCTGTATTAATTTCAGTTAATGATAAAAAATTTGTTTTGTTTTGTAATCTTGCTTCTGCACTATCATCCGTATTCCTTATAACTGTTATTGAAACAGGGAAACTCATTGTTTTTTCAAACTTAATTTCATAATCTTTTACAAATGGACTTGTAGCCTTACCATCTATAGAATCTTCAACAACGGGATTATGAATAGTACCATTATTTTCTACAATTTGAATGGATATTTTTACTTCTGTACCAGTAATATCTCCATCATCTTTGAAATTTTGTAAACTTGGAATTTGTATTGATACTCTTACTTTGTCAACATTAGTATCTGTAATTGATCTTGTAACAGGCGTATCTTTTGTAACTTCGACAGCTACGGGAATGGTATTTTCTATTGCATTAATTTCTTGTAATGCTGTCTGATCTGATGCACCATTTTTAAAAAAAACTTCTACATCTGAAAAATTTTCTTCACCGTTTGCATTTTGCAAAGGTGTACCATCAAGAAAAACATTTTTTCTAAATGTATCAGTACCAAAACCACCTTCATCAAAAATTGAATCTATCTCACCATATCCAAGTAAATCTAATATTGTCGCAAATTGTTTACTACGCAGACCACCGTCTATAAGGTCAGGATCAACAACTTTTCTGTCCGTTCCAAATAATTGGTCATCAACTAATCTAGGCATTAGGTTATGCTTTTAACGACTTGGGTTGAATCAGTACCCGAACTAATTATAATTGAACCACTAAAAACAAGTCCATATATTATTGGAACTGGAACACCGCTATTAGATACATTTTGAATACCACTAAAATTATAAGACCCCCTAATACTTGGATCAGTGTCCCCAACAGAAGAGACATTATTTGTTGGTAAATCAGGTGTTAATAAATCACTAGCAAGAGTTAATGCTGCTGTTGTAAGCAAAAGACTTGTACCACCTGTAATGAAAGCTGTAGCGAGTGGTATAACATTACTTACAACAAAATTAACAGCATCTTTAACAAAATCAAAGACAAAATCTGACCCTACAGCAACAGGAATTATTTGAATATCACCCTGACCAGTTGTAGATATAAAATCTTGAGTTATAACACGCCCTCCCATTTTCACTTGATAAATTTGATTATTCATATGTTTTTCAATTCCAGCGAAATTTGCTTTTAAAAAACTATATGCCTGTTGTGGTGAATTTACAGCGGCTTGAAATGTTGATCTGCCTAAAAATTTCCTAAGATTTCCATATACTTTTATTGTTCTAAGCTGCATATCTGTAAACTCCTTGAAGTGCCTTTTGGTAACTTAGACTTAATGGTTGTCTACAGCTTAAGGCTTTAAAATTATGATTTAATATCATACTATCACCAATATAAACAGCAACATGACTAGCTTTTCCTTTTGAACCTTTGAAAAGTAATACATCACCTTCTTTAAAGGTATTATTATTTTGTTGTTTTACAAAGTTTGATTCTGTAAGCACTTTCTCAAAATATGGATTATTAGCAAAATCCATCAATGTTTTTGGTCTAGGCCAGTATTTAATGTTTATATTTTTATTTTCTTTTAACCAATCTGTCACAATAGACCAGCAATCATATTTACCCCAGATAAATTTTCTACCAATAAGTGAAGGAGCTTTCCAACCTGTAGGCTCTATACATATCCAATGATCCTGATTAATACTGTAAATATAATATGGAAAGCCAATATGTTCACAAGATGCTTTGTCAGCCTCTGAAGCTATTGCAGCCCCTACAGGGTGACTATGTATTACTCCAATTACTTCACCTATGTCCTCACATTCCGCCCAATCATCTGGATCAAGCATAAAAAATTCATGCTTTCCCTCTGCTAAATTTTTACAAGGCCAAAAGGTTTCTTTACCTTCTATTATTGCAAGCAAACCACAAGCTTCATTAGGTGTTTGCTCTTGTGCATATTTTTTGAAAGATTCTTTCCAAGTCATATTTAAAAGTTAACAAAAGTTCCGACTCCGCGAAAGTCGTCTCTAGTTACAAGTTTTTTAGGTGCAAAAACGCCAGCCAGATCAAAACTGCTTACCATTTCAAACTCTACAATATCTCTATTTTCTATTGTTTTTTTATCTATAAAATACACTTCTTTTGGTAGTTCTGCTGTTGGGTCAACTGAACCAACTTTGAAAGGGTTTACATTAGACGGAAAGTTTACTTCATCTAAAAATCTTGCTAGTGTTCTTCTCCTTGTGACTTTAGCTCTTTGTAAATCAATAAATGGGGTGGTTTGATTTACACGCAAGATAATAGTTGTTATTGTGCCAAGCAAATTTGAAAATGTAAGGGTTGGCCTTGGCAGCAAACCTTTACCAGAATATTTAAAGCCTGTTGCCTGACAAGGCATCCTTGTATATGTGTTAGATTGCCAAACAATATCACCATTATCCTTCATATTGTTACCAGCATGAAAAAGAAAAACTGTTGCATCAGTTAGTGTTGAATTAACATTAAAAGACACATTTCCACTTGTGGACTGTGAGGTTATTCCCGTGACTGTAAAAGTATCTGTAGCAACTGTTTGTATCGTATAAATTCCATCAACACCATTTCCAGATATAAAATCAAGTGTCAAGATAAGACCAGTAGAAAATCCATGTGCAGTTAGTGAAATAGTGATTGTTGTTCCTGATTGACTATATGTGGCTGTTTTTGCAGATTTTGTGTAATGAAGATCAGGTATAAGTTCAACAGAAAATAACTCGATTATAGATTTGTTTGTCAGCTGTTGTAATTCTGGTACAGGATTTGTCATTAGGGTTCAAATACTTCTCTGAAAGAACAGTTTATAATTGCTCTGTTGTTATAAGGGATAGTTTTTGTCCAAGAATCACAGACATATTGACCAGCACCAGAAAGAGTGAAATCAACATTGGTTGCAACTGTAACCAATGCACTATCAGCAGTAGTTGAAGTTAGTGTAAAAGTATTTGCATCGGCAGAGGAGGCGACAACATATGATCCGTCAGTTGGCCCAGAACTAAAATCGACTGTTAATACATCACCTATTGCAACACCATGATTTGTAAAAGTGACAGTAATAATTGTTCCAGCAGAACCACTTCCATCCGATTGAACAAAAGTTCCTGTTTTTGCGCTAAAGCCTTCTGCTGGTGGTGTAAATGTAAAGCTTGCCTGATCTGCAACCCTGCTTCTCAAAAAGGCTTCAATGACGTCTGATTCAGTCTCAGACACATTAAAAGTAAGGTCATACACTTTAGGGTCTTGAGATAAAGGAAGGCCATATAAAGCTCTGAACTCATAACCATCACCAAGAGAAGTTACTCTTACTTTTGGTGAACTTGTTTTTCTCATCCCATAAGTGGGCTGTATTGATGGAAATGAAGCCATTATCTGTTAAGTAAACCTCCAGCCCTTTGTTCTCTTACAAGTGTTTGTTGAACTATACCACCAATTAACTGTCCTAGTTGATCTGCCCCAGAACCACTACCAGCCACAGATGAGCCTGTTGCATCTACATTTACAGTAATCATATTGTTTGTTGTACCGCCTCCACCTGTAGGAACTGAAGGTAGTATTGTTCCAGATGTGCGAGGTACAAACAATTCGGGTTGGCGTTCACCTACTATATAAGACTGACCAGCTTTTACAGGGCCACCATTTGCTTTAAATAACCCTCCTAACAATCCACTACCAAGATTACCTAAAAATCCACCCAAGCCGCCTTTATTTTGTCTAGCTCCAAAACTTTCTCCAAAATTTCCTAATAATTTATCTATCTGAGCATCAATAATCTTATCTCTAATTTTATTTAATACATTTGACATTGCCTGTCCAAATGATTGTGTGCCAGTAATAGCATCCCTTAAATTATTTTTAATACTGCCTTCTATTTCTTCGCCCACAGCAATCATTGCTTCTTTAAGTTTTTCTGCCGCTTCTTTATTTTTTTTGATTAATTCTTCTTGCTGCTCCAATTTTTTATTTGTTCTATCAATCTCATTAGTTTTCTTTATTTCTTCATTTAGTCTATCTC